GCAGCTGCTAGTGATCCAAAGCTAGCGGCTGTTTCTTTTTTGGCTAACGAACATCGCCATATATTTCACTTCAAAGTTCAACTAGAAGTGTTTCATGATGACAGAGAAGTAGAATTTATTTTATTGAAGCGTGAGCTAGAAGGACTATATAATACAGGTACGTTACAACTCAATAATATGTCTTGTGAGATGATTGCTAAGGAGTTGTTAGCATATATAAATCAGTATTATCCAAATCGTGATTGTATTATTAGTGTTAGCGAAGATAACGAAAATGGTTGCATCCTAGAATATTCAAGGAACATAGCAACTCGAGTCTACGCTAACGATCCCTCTGACTGGAAATAAATTATGGCTAAATTTTGTCACATCACTCCAATCCCCCATCTCAATCTAGTTGAAGGTGCTAAGGTTCATCTTCTTCTGGCCCACCTTGTTGAACAAAGCGAGCAGTACGTTTCCTTCTACAAAAAGGAAAAGGAGAATGGATCTATTTTGATCCTTGACAACTCTGCTTTTGAGATGTACAAGCAGAATAGGCCAATGTATGATATTGACAAGCTAATCACCATGGCGGAGAAGGTCAGTGCTGATTATGTTGTTATGTCCGACTATCCTAATCAACTTGGAAATAATACTATCAAAGCAGCTCAGGTTCTTGCCCCTCAGTTGAAAGAAAAAGGATTTGGAACATTCTTTTGTCCTCAATCGTTGATTGGAGATAAGTGGGATCTTTATGAAGGGTTTGAATGGGCAGCAGAGTCTGATCTAATTGATTATATTGGTGTATCGATTCTTGCTGTTCCCAATGCATATGGAGTAGAGAAGAACAATAAGCTCCAACGATTCGTTAGTAGGTATATGTTCATGCAAGACCTATACAACGATGGTGTACTTGATAGGATCAAAGCTAACGGCAAGAAGTTACATATGCTTGGTATGTTAGACGGTCCTGGTGAAATTAGATTGATGGCACCGTTCAAAAATTATATTGATACATGGGACAGTAGTGCTGCAATATGGTTAGGTCTACATGCAGGAAAACATTTTGATGACTCACCAACAGGTATTATCAATGGTAAGTACGAAGAGGAAGTAGACTTCAACTACTGTAATGATAAAAATGTGTTGACTGCGGTGATTAATCAGAGTATAATCAACAACTACATTTCTATGTATTTGACTCGTGAGGATGATGATGAAACAGTATAAGTACGGTGAAGATAAGACAATTCAACTACTAAAAGACTATATTGATGGAACATACGGTGAGCACTATGTCGCAAAAGACATTCAAGTAGTCGATGTATGGCAATCTCTTGGTTCATTAGAGACAACAGCAAGAGACACAGCTATCAAGTATCTTTCACGATATGGTAAGAAGGATGGTAAGAATACAAAAGATTTGTTGAAGGCAATGCACTATATCATTCTTATGATACATGCAGGTAATCAACCAAAACAGGATCAAGTGTCGCCAGCTGATACAGAGCTATCAAGTATCTTTCACGTCAAGTTGAGTGATTTGAGTACATTGAGTGATTTTAGTAACACACGACCCACGTATACTTACTCACAACAGGTAAGTATTGATCCACTTACTACTGATCAAATTAAACCTATTAGGTTGGAAGATCTTCAACCAATTAAACTTGAGCAAGTTGATTTAAACGATAGTTATGAAAAGGTGACATTATATGATACATATACTCGGACCAGCAAGTAATTCTACACTTACAAATGTACAGAGCGGGGACTCACAACCCAACGCGATTGATCTTCGTTTGGGTAAAGTATACTCAATGAGATACAATGAGTTTATCATCAGCGAAGAAGAAAAGAGGCATAGAGGCACAGTAGAGATCCTACCTGATAAGGATGGATGGTTTGTTTTACCTGAAGGCACGTATGAAGTCGTGATGGAGAACATTGTTCATGTTGGTCCTGATGAAGCTGGGTGGGTCATCACAAGATCGACTTTGAATCGTAATGGTTTGTTCATTACGTCTGGCCTCTACGATTCAAAGTACCATGGCGTTATGGCTGGAGCTCTTCATGTGAGGGGTGGTCAAGCTAAAATTAAGAAAGGAACCAGAGTTGCGCAGTTCCTTTTATTCAAGGCGGAAGCTCTTTCCGGTTACAGTGGCTCATATGGAATACAAAGTGAGCATGACAAAAAATATCAATAACAGGAGTTACAATGAGTGAAGGTTTTAAACTAAACGTGAGTGTGGAAGAGCTTCAGAAACGTAAACTATTCGTTGCTGTTCCAATGTACGGTGGGCAGTGTGCTGGTATGTTTACAAGATCTATTTCTGATCTTTCTGCAATATGTACGAAGTACCAGATCCCACTACAACTGTTCTTCTTGTTCAATGAGTCATTAATCACTCGAGCTCGTAACTACTGTGTAGATGAGTTTATGAGATCAGAAGCTACTCATTTGATGTTCATTGACAGTGACATTGGATTCAATCCGCAAGATGTCATTGCGCTACTAGCAATGCAGTCCGATGAGAGTGCCTATGATGTGATTGGTGGACCTTATCCTAAAAAGTGTATCTCTTGGGAGAAGATCAAACAAGCAGTTGATAAGGGTATGGCGGATGAAAATCCAAACAACCTAGAGAAGTATGTTGGTGATTATGTATTCAATCCTAAGGGTGGACAGAGAGAAATCCCAATCAATCAACCAGTTGAAGTATTGGAGATTGGTACTGGATTTATGATGGTTCGTCGTAAGACATTTGAAGACTATCAGAAAGTTTATCCTCATTTGTGGTACAAGCCAGATCACGTACGTACTGAACACTTTGATGGTACTCGCGAGATTATGGCATACTTTGATTGTGTTATTGATCGTGCATATGGTCAGGAAGATATGCATAAGCTAATTCAAGAACTGGCGTCAGATGGTAACACAGAGGTTCTTGTGAAGCGTGCCCAGGAGATGTTGCAGCTAGAAAAGACAGTTGCATCTAAACGATATTTGTCTGAAGATTATATGTTCTGCTACAATGTACAAAAGGCAGGCATGAAAGTCTGGTTCTGTCCTTGGATGCAGTTGCAGCACGTTGGCAGTTATATCTTTGGCGGCTCGCTTGCTGACCTAGCTACCATTGGTGCATCAGCAACAGCAGACACAAGTAAATTGAAGCACAAGAAGAAGTAACATTGAGGCTATTACATTATGAAATTTAGTGCTAGAACAATTCAGATTCTTAAGAGCTATGCTCAGATAAATCCGTCGTTGGTCTTCACTCCTGGTAATCAATTAAAAACGATTTCACCCTCAAAGACCGTACTGTCAAAAGCAAACATTGCAGAAACTATTCCGCAACAATTTGCGATACATGACTTGCCAAGGTTTTTGGGGGTCCTTTCTTTATTTGAAGATCCGGATCTGGAGTTCTCTGACAAATACATCACAATCAAAAGTGGAAAGCAGAAACTAAATTATGTTTACTGTGATCCGGATATGGTTGTACAACCACCTAAGAAAGACATCGAGCTTACACCTGATTGTGTTGAGAAGGTACTACCTTCAGCTACATTACAATCAGTGGTGAAGGCGCTTGGTGTTCTTCAACTACCAGAGATTGCTTTTGTTGGTAAGGATGGTGTATTCTCTATCGAAGCTCTCAATACGAAACCTAAGAATCCAAACGATGCAACACTTAGCAATAGTTTTTCAGTAGATGTTGGGGAGACTGTCAAGTCGTTCAAGATGATCTTGAAATCAGATAATTTGAAGATCATGAACGAGGAGTACGTACTAAAAATATCTCCGAAAGGCCTTTTACATTTTAAAGGGTCTGATGTAGAATATTGGTTAGTATGTGAAGACAACTCAACATTTATTGGATAAACTATGCGCGAACAATTCCTGTGGGTAGAAAAGTACAGACCAAAGTCTATCGACAAGACAGTCCTACCACCAACACTCAAAAAGACGTTTCAGCAGTTTGTTGATCAAGAGAACGTACCCAACCTTATTCTAACCGGTAGAGCGGGGGTAGGTAAGACAACGGTTGCACGTGCCATGCTTGATCAGCTTCAGTGTGACTATCTCATCATTAACGGAAGTATGAATGGTAACATTGATACTCTTCGTAATGAGATTCTTCAGTTTGCTTCGTCAGTGTCATTTACTGGAACTCGTAAGTATGTGATTCTCGATGAAGCAGACTATCTCAATCCACAAAGCACGCAACCCGCTCTTCGTAACTTCATGGAAGAGTTCTCTAAGAACTGTGGATTCATTTTAACTTGTAACTATATCAATCGTATTATTGATCCTTTACACAGTCGTTGTTCTATTGTGAACTTTAAGATTGAGAAAGAGGACAAAGCGAAGATAGCTGCGCAGTATTTCAAACTTGTAGTCAGTATTCTCGAGAAGGAAGGTGTACCCTTCGAAGAGAAGGCAGTTGTTGAAGTTATTAAGAAGTACTTCCCTGACTTCAGGCGTATTCTAAATGAACTTCAGAAGTACTCAGCAACTGGAAGAATCGACACGGGTATTCTTGTTAACTTCTCTGATGAGAAGATGAAGGAGTTGATTGATCTTCTAAAGAAGAAAAACTTCACAGAGGTTCGTAAGTGGGTTGCAGAAAACAATGACGTTGATCAGACAGTGTTCTTCAGAAAGCTGTATGATGTAGTATCGGAGTATCTCAAGCCAGGATCCATTCCTCAGCTAGTCCTCACGGTCGCTGAATATCAATACAAGGCAGCTTTCGTTGCAGACCATGAAATAAATATACTAGCATGTCTTATAGAAATAATGGCTGAAGGAGATTTCAAATGAGCGTATTACTAAGCGAGTACGAACAAGGTCCTATTAACTCGAGAGTGTTCAGACTTCAAGATGGTAATTATCAGGTACTGGTATTCAATGCCACAACAGGTAAAGAGGTAGCCGAGTTCTTTAAGAACTACCAACAGGCTTGTGACTTTGCTGAGAACAAAGTATTGCTAAACGAATAGCATGAAGACTTTTATTCACGTCAACCAAGCACATATTCGTAAAAACATCAAAGCTAGTGATGAGGATAAGGTTCCTGTCCTCACTGTAAAAACCTACAAGACTAATAGATATGGTAACAATGTTACTATACATGGCCCAAGCAAGATAGTATACTCACCGGACAAACCTCTTAGTTGTGGTGCACGAGTATGGATTGAAACTGAAGGTCCTGTGGATGTCGAATAACTGCAGTATTACTATATTATTAACATGAATCCATTTGAGTTTGTCAATGCTGTAACCCATACTAAGCAAGACCTGATGAAGGAAGATGTAGAGCGATTCTATCAGCCATTCCTCGTCAATAGGGCTCTCTCGTACTTTCCGGACACCGTAATGTACGCAAATGAGATGAATATTCACAACAATATAGATTCTAAGTTACAATTTCACTTTTTTCTAAATACATTAAGACCTGCAAAGCGTTTTGCAAAGTGGGTGAAGAAAGAAGAAGATAATGACCTTACTGCTATCATGGAATTCTATGGTTATGGTCTAGAAAAAGCAAAGCAAGCGTTGTCCGTCCTTTCTTCAGAACAGCTGATTATTATAAAACAAAAATTAGAAAAAGGTGGACAATTATGAGTATCATTGAGAATCTTATTGAAGTGGCATTGACTTCTGAAGATGATTTCCTTAAGATCAAAGAGACCCTGACGCGCATTGGGGTTGCATCTCGCAAAGACAAAAAACTATTCCAATCTTGCCACATCTTACATAAGCAGGGAAGATATTACATCGTACACTTTAAAGAGTTGTTTGCGCTTGATGGTAAGCCTTATAACTTCTCTGATGATGACAAGGCAAGAAGAAACACAATTATTAATCTGTTAGCAGAGTGGGGACTGGTTAAACTTCTCAATCCTCAAAAATCAAGTACACCAGTCGCCCCTTTCTCCCAAGTTAAAGTTATTACTCACAAAGAAAAGGATGAGTGGGAACTGGTTGCAAAGTATAATATTGGCAAAAAAAGATAACGTGAGCACATACTTAAATTTTGAACAATGGGATTTCCGATTTTTGCAACTGGCTGAAACAGTGGCTACGTGGTCTAAAGATCCATCCACAAAAGTAGGAAGTGTCATTGTTGATTCGAAACGGAGAGTTATTGGACTAGGTTATAACGGATTTCCAAGAGGAATATCAGACTTAGAAGAGAGATATAACAACCGCGAGACGAAGCTAAAACTTGTTTGTCATGCAGAACGGAACGCACTAGACAATACGCCAACATCTGTGGAAGGGTCTACTTTGTATGCAACTCTCTTCCCGTGCAACGAATGTTGTAAAAGTATTATCCAGAGAGGTGTTGCTAAAGTAGTAACTTTTGTTCCTGCGCCAGAGAAAAGACTGTTGTTTAATTATGACATTTCGTATATAATGCTGAGAGAGGCTGGTGTTGAACTTTACCAGTATTCAAGATCTAGTTATGAGAGGTGGTTAAATGGTGATATGGTCAAAGGACAATCTGAAAGACAAGCTGCAGAACTCAGTCTGCAAAATCAAATTCACGAAGCAGGATGGTACGGTTCGTGAGATGCTATGTACGCTGAAGTCTGATGTAGCTATCCCACACGAGAAGAAGACTGATCGTGTCAAGGTAGTAACTGAGGATGTGCTGGCAGTTTGGGATTGTGAAAAAAACGCTTGGCGTTCTTTTCGATATGATAGTATAATTGAAGCTCAAGTTATTTGAGGAGATATTATGTACCAGCGCAACGCCAACATGAAACCAGCAGCATTGAATGATGATGTGCGTGTATCACTTGGATCACTTATTGAATTCATATCAAGTTGCGAACGTGCACTCAGATCTAGGGGTGAGGAAGACGAGGCATTTCGTTTTGAATGTATCAATGAGTATTTAAAGAATGACTTTAGTCCCTCTAAAGGCTTGCGTTTCAAGCCAGGAGCGATTGGATTATAAATACTCAAAAACGAGGGGTATGAATGAAACACAAAGCATATCGTTAGCAGTAGGGGAAGGGGCACATAGCTGAGAGGCATGTGCCCCTTTTGTTTTTAATCAACCAAGAAGGATGGCGCATGAAACAAAAAGCAAAAATTGCCGAAGCCTCAGTACATCAATTTCCTAATCAATCTAACCGCAAACTCAAACTCAAACTAGATGACTTGATAGTTTTTGATCCTCTCACCAAAAACCAATCTAAGTTTTACGATCTCTATAAACACGGGGTAGAAGCAATGATGCTGCATGGAGCGGCAGGCACTGGTAAAACATTCATTGCACTTTATAAAGCACTAGAGGAGGTAATGGATAGGAGCAATCCCTATCAGAAAGTAGTAATAGTTAGATCCGTAGTCCCTTCAAGAGAAATTGGTCACTTACCCGGAGACGAGAAAGAAAAGACCGATGTTTATCTAGCACCTTACAAAGCCATCTGTAAGGATTTGTTCAACAGTGACCAAGCATACGAAAGGTTAGTAGAGCAGAAAAATATTGAGTTCATGATCACATCGTTTGTACGTGGCATAACGATTGACGATGCTGTTATTATTGTTGACGAATGTCAGAACATGAACTTCCAAGAGCTTAGTTCAATCATGACTAGAATAGGAGAGAACTGTAAAATTATTTTCTGTGGAGACTTTAAACAAACCGATCTTAACAAGAAGAACGATCAGTCTGGTCTCAGACAATTTGTTGAGATTGTAAACCTTATGCCCTCATTCAAATCTGTGGAGTTTGGAATTGAGGATATTGTAAGAAGTAGTATTGTAAAGGAATTCATTGTTGCAAATCTTCATATCCACGTAGAAAAAACTTGACTTTCTTTAGGAGAAGAGGTATAAATAGGGATGCGTTGCCGAAAGGGACGCATCTTTATTAACCTTGCTTAATAGGAGGTCACTATGACTAACCTTGTTGATACAATCGCTAACACCTTTGCTTTCGGACCTGGCTTCAAGTACGGAGTAAAGGACATTGACAAATTCTTTGTTGGATTTGATGATCAGTTTAACAAGCTGGCAAAACTACATGATGAAGTAACAAAGAACATTCCAAACTACCCTCCCTACAACATCAGAAAAGTAAACGATAACAAGTACACAATTGAACTTGCGGTCGCCGGCTTTGCAAAGCAGGATGTTGACATTGAGTTTGCCGATAACAAGTTAATTGTTTCAGGCAAGGCTTCGGATGATTCTGATAACGATACCTTCCTATGGAAAGGAATTGCTAACAGAGCGTTCACTCGTACTTTTGTTCTTGACGACCAAGTTGAGATTCAAAATGCTGAGATGTTGAATGGTATGCTAAAGATTTTCCTTGAGCGTATTATTCCTGAACATAAGAAGCCAAAGAAAATTGAGATTGATGATAATACTCCAACAAAAGATAAGAAA